TGGTTTCCGCGCTCTGGTACTGGTCCATCTTCATGAGGGCGCCGAAGTAGCTCGCCGCGCGCAGGCCGCCGCCGGCCACCACGTCGGTCGGCGTTCCCTGTTCGATCAGGGCGCGCGCAGCCATCATGAAGTCCTTGGTCGTGCCGGGAAGCTGGTTCCCCAGGCGCTCGGCCTCCGCGCTGATCTTTTCGAAGTCCTTGGACACATTGCCAGCGGCATCCGTCATGGCGATGCGCAGATCCTGCGTTGCCTCCTCCAGGCTCGCGTAGGCGCGGATCGGCGGCGCCACCATGGCGCGGCCGACGTAGAAGCCTGCCGAGGCTTCCGCGAAGCGCTGCGGCGCCTGCTCAAGGCCATTCGCCAGCGCCTGGCGCATCCGGCCGCCGCGCTGCGCGGCATGGTCGGCGGCCTGGCCCAGGCGGCTCATGTAGGAGATCTGCCGCTCGGTGCTGGAGTTGCTGCCCACGCGGTGGAGCGCTCGGTCCAAAGCGTTGAAGCTGCCCGTGGTGGCGTTCACCTGGTCCTGCAGGCGGCGCTGCATGTCCACCTGGCGGGCGGTGGACGTGTTGGCACCCACCGTGTTGATCGCCTTGTCCAAGCCGAGCACCTTGGTGGAGGAGTCGGACACCGCCTTGTTGATGCGGCGATGCGCCTCCTCCAGCACCTGGGCCTCAGTGCGGGACTTGGAGCCGATGTTGGACACCAGCTCCAGGAAGTAGCGCAGCTTCAGTTCGCGCATCGTGCGGCGGTCACTTCTTCTTCAGCAGCTGGTTAGCCATGGCGCGCACTCGCGCCCCCGGCAGCTGCTCCAGCGTAGTCGGCGAGCATTTGAGGGCCAGGCTGAGCAGGTTCAGGAGTTGATCCCACGTTTGCAGCCTGGCCCGCGGACTGTGGGGACTGCGCCCCACCGGGCAGCTTGCCGCCGGCCAGCACCGCATCGAACTCGGCCTGCGTCATGTTCCCGTAACGCACCTCCGCCGCCAGCGTGATCAGGAAGATCCGCTGCTCGATCAGATGCAGGTCATGGGAGCTGAGCTTGCCCACCAGCTCCGCGTCGATCAGAGCCGACCCCTGAATCACCATCGGAGGGGCGGTGTCGTAGCAGAGGAAAGCATCGATGTGCCGCACCGTCATGCCGAAGCTGAAGGCGGAATCGCTGACCACCATCTTCCACGCGCCTCCGATGTTCACTAGGCGCTCGGCCTCACGCTCTGCGATGCGCTCGTCCGCTACGGCGGTCTCCCGCAGCTTGACGCCCTTGTAGCGGATGGTCTTGCCTTCGACCTGCACAGGCAGGCCATCGGCCAGTGTGAGCTTGAAGAGATCGTCGATGCTGCCCGACGACGCGGCGGGGGTGCTTTGCGTGTCCATGGCACGGGACTGTGCCGATCCACGCCCCGGAGGGCACGGTGAAACACTTCACCCAAAGAAAAGGGGCCGGCATCCAATTGCCGGCCCCGCTCTGCTACTCCCGAACTATGGGGAGATGAGATTCACATCACAGCCACTGGATAGTCGCCAGCACGTTGAAGGTCACATCCACCGAGCCGCCGCCGATCGCGCCCATCTCGCCAAAGCTGCACTTCGGCATCATGGCGCGCCGGCCGGTGTTCTGGTCGCGCGCCGTGATCTGCACGTTGTGCATGCTGGCGAAGTCCTGCGGCACCATGTTGTTGCCGAACTGCAGCTTCATCGTCAGAGTGGTCGCCACGCGCTCGCGGCGCACGAAGTCATCGCCGCTGGCACTGGGCACCACGCGGTTGGCAAAGCGCGCGGCGCCGCTCAGGCTGCCGGTGCCGTCCTCGAAGGCCAGGGCCTGGCCGTCCACGATGATCTGCTCGATCTTGAAAAGTACGTTGTCCGCCATGAAGGTCTCCTAGAGCGAGGGTTGCGGATCAGACCTGGCCGGCCACCGGGTAGCTGGTGATCTCGGTCTGGTAGTGCTGCGTGATGATCACGGGCTCGTCCTGGATCTTCAGCTTCTGGTTCGGGCCATCCACCTCCACCACCAGCGTGTCGCGGTAGTAGGGCAGGTTCTGGCACAGGCCGGCGTCCATGAACAGCTTGTAGATGCCCAGCATGATCTCCTGGCCCAGCTCGGGCGTCATGATCTTCTGGCCCGGGATCGGCTCGTCCACGTATTGGGCGATCTTGAAGCCGCGGTACTTGGTCTGGAACTCGGTGACCGTGAACCAGCGTTTGTAGCTCATGGTCTTCAGCCAGCACAGTTCCGCCTCGCTGCGGTCCGGAACGCCCGCAGAGGTCTGGGTGTAGTTGGTCACCATCCGCAGCAGGGTGCCGGTGTAGTCCTCGGCGATCTGCAGTGGGCTGCCGCCGGCCACGAGCAGGTTGTTCATTTGGTCCACCGTCCAGTGGTCCCCCTGCTTGGGACCTTTGTAGCCCAGGAGCGCGATGCCGGTATGCGGGACCGCCGGGTCCACTGCTGCCTGGCTCTCGATCGCGGCGCCGGCCATGGCCGCGGTTTCCCACGGGTTGGTCGCGTCCTTGGTCACGGCGATGGTGTGCACATGCTGGCTGTTGCGCGTGCTCAGGAAGGTGGTCACGCCCGCTTCCGTGCCGCGGTAGCAGTTCACCACGGCGCCGTCCTGCATGTTGTTGGCAGCCCAGCGCGCGGCCAGCTCCGTCTCCAGCAGGCCCAGGTTGGTGGAGTCGGTGAAGGGGCACACGATCTCGGTGGGACGGTAGCCCGCCATCGCGGCGATCACGGGCGTCACGTCCGGATTGCCCGCGCCGCCGGCCATGGCCGGGATCGTCAGGGTCAGGCCGTTCGGCAGCCGGTCATCCTGGTAGTAGGCACCGCGGATGTCGATGTCGTTGCCGCTCGGGCCGCCCCAGCGCGCGGTGATCTGCACTTCGTCGGTGTTGGCGGTCGCTGCGGCCGTGACGGGCAGCTTCGGGATGGCGTTGATCGCGTTGATCAGCTTCGTGGCTACCGTGGCCTTGGTGTCGGCCGTCGTCACGCCCACGCTCACCCGTTCGCCGCCGATGTAGAGCATCACTTCACCGGACATCAGCACGTTCGCGGTGGGGTTGACCACCACCACGGTGCTGGTCGCCGCCGCCGCGCCGCCGGCTGTGGCGATGGCGATGCAGTCGATCGGCAGTCCGAGATCCGCGTTCTTCTTGGCGGCGCGCCACATGGCGACCAGCATGGAGCCCTCGCCGAACAGGCGCACGGCGTCGGCATCGGTGGTCACCGTGTTGCGGGCATTCGCCACGGCAGCACCGGCGGCGAGCTTGTGGCCCACCAGGAGCAGGCGGCGAGGCATGCCGCGCAGGCCGCGGATCGCGCGGCTGAAGTCGATCTTCGCGGCCACGAAGGGCACGAGGAAGGACAAGCTGAGAAGGTTGGGCAAAGACATGCTGATGCTCCGTTGAAAAAGGCTTGAAGGCGGCTCAGTCCACGCGGCGGAAGTCCTGGTCCTGCAGGCGGCGCAGCACCGTGGTGGTCACCGTGACCGGCGTGGGCGTTCCGATCGCGAAGGGCGCGCCGGTTTCGTTGTTGATCAGGACCACGCCCTCGTCCACCTGGACGTGAATGATCTGGCCGAGGGCGGGTGCCGGCTTGGCCGCAGCCTCGGGCGCCGAGTTGGCGATGGTCACGGTGACGTTTGGGGTGCGGGGTTTGGCGTTCATGGATTGGTCCTCGGTGCGAAGTTCACTTCCTCGGTCACGGTCGGCGTGACGCCGCCGGCATCCGGCGCGGCCGGCACGTCGCCCTGGCGGGTGGTGTCGATGATTTCGATGTGCAGCAGGTCGGCCAGGTCGGCCCAGCTCGTGCCAGGCGCGGGCGTCACGCACTGGCGCCAGTCCACCAGCCATAAGGCGAGGCCCGCCTTGTCGACCTTCTGTCCGTACAGGTTCTCGCAGGCCGCGTCCTCGTCCAGCGGCGCCAGGGTGTAAGGCTGCGCCTGCGTGTTGGGCCGCCAGCGGGTCAGCGCCGCGGACACCCTGTCGGCCAGGTTCACGGCGTCCAGCATCCGGATCTCGCGTTTGGCGTGCTTGGTGACGACGAATGCCGCCATGCTCACGCTGCGCGCGTTACGGCCCACCAGGCGTCCGCCCTGGCCGGGCAGCACCGGCTGCCAGCCGAGAATGGTCAGCAGAATCGCCGGGCAGGCGAAGCTGATCTTACCGAGATCCTCTGCGCCGAACTCGCCCCCATACAGCTGCACCGTCGCCACCTCCTGGCGCGTGAACTGACCGCGTAGGTAGTCGTGGGTCGCCTGGAGCAGGAGCGCGCTCATTGCAGCATGCTCCCGACTTCGGCCAGCAGGATCTCGCCGATGCGCCGCTCCTGGCGCGGGCCGACGCCCAGCACCGGCCGCGCCTTCATGTTGAAGCGATGCCCAGGCCGGCCGGTTTCGCCGCCGAAGTGGTGGATCCGCGCGTAAACCGAGTTGGAGCCGATCTCCACGCCGCCGCGCACCAGCTGGAAGACGTAGCTGTCGTACAGATGGTGGCGGTCGATCAGCGTCTTTCCGGAGCGGGCGATGGCCGCCTTGGACTGCGGCATCGGCGAGCCATCGAACAGCTTCTGGCTGTCCAGGTTGTCCTGCACCTCGCCGATCATGAACTCGCCGATCTCGCGCCGCGCCGCGGTGAACTGCTGGCGGGCGGACAGGCGCGCCAGGTGCCGCAGCAGCACCACGTCGCCCAGGCTGATATGAAGGCCGACACCGTTGCCGCTCATCACGCCCGGCCGAAGCCGCTCCAGTTGAAGCCACTGACCGCCTGGCCGACCTTCGTGCGCCCGCGCGAGGGAACAGCTTCACCCCCGGCGCCCGAGAGAGTCACCCGGCCGGCCTGCACATCACGCAGCCAGGCGCACCAGCGCTTCGCCGCCTCGTCCATGCGCTCGGTGGCGTTGTCGCTGTCGTCGTGCAGCTCGTAGCGCACCAGCGCCATGCAGCAGTCCTCCAGCACGGTCACGTCGGCGTCTGCCAGGGGCAGCGTCACGGCGGCGCGAAGGTAGCCGTCCATGAAATTGCTGGTCACGGCGAGTTGCCGCTCCAGCCGCTCCAGGGCGGACACCGCCGCAGCCTGCTCGGCCTCGGTGGGATCGCCGGTCCACGCGCCGCCCTCCGCCACCGCCATGGCGTCTTTCAGGAGCTGCTCGGTCAGCAGGCTCTCCTCGTCGGCCAGCGCCTGCGTGGCTTCGGCCAGGCCGAACTTTTGCAGGTAGGCGGCAGCGGTGGCGTAGGGCATCGTGCAGGCGCCTTACTTCTTGGCGTTCGCGGTCTTGGCCGGCGGCTTGGTCGCAACCTTGCTGTCGCCGCCACCGCCGGCCTGGTCATCGGCCAAGTAGGCGGCGATCTCCTCTTCGGTCGCCTCGCGGGCGGCCTTGACATCGAGCAGCGGCTCGGCGTCCTTCGGCCGCACGGCGAAAGCCTTGCCCTCGGCGAAGAGTTCGTTGTCATAGCTGACAGCCGACAGGGCCACCAGCAGCACCAGACCTTGCAGGGATTTGCTCACAGGGATCGACTCCGTTGGTTAAACAAGCGGCGGGCGGACTTGGGCGACCAGTCCGACCCGCCTTCCCGTTCAACGGCCTCCGCGCCTCGCTGTCGCCCAGCTCCGCGCATCACTGGCTACGCTCTACGTGGTGTATTTCTCTCGCTGTTTAGGCGATCGCGTTCTGGAAGAAGTAGCCCAGGTCGTTCGCGGTGACCAGCTCCTTCACCGACTCCGCCACCCGCACGCGGGTGCCGCCGCGGATGCCGATGTCCGGATCCACGATCTCGCCGGCCACGCGCGGCCCGAATTGGGCGGTGAAGCCGAAGGTCACGCCGCGCTCGGTGTCGGCGGTCATGTTCCGGTGCAGGAAGGCCGCATGCTTGCCCCACACGCGCTGCAGGTTCGCCGCCTGGCCCTTCTTGGCGGTGTTCACCCAGCCCTCGCCGACGTAGATGTCTTCCAGCTCCAGCAGGTCGGCCACCTGGCGGCGGCTCACGATGCCGGCGTCGGTGTTGTTGCCGAAGATCGCCTTGCAGACCTTCGGGTGCTGCGACAGCTTGGTCCAGGTCGCACGGCCGAACACGCCGATGGTGGGGCGCATCACCATGGCATCGAATGCCGCGGTGATCGCCGGGATCGGGTCGCTGTTCGCGTAGTCCGACCACTGGCCGTTGCCCGCCAGGGTCACCTTGTTGTTGGCGCCGTACTGGTTGGGATCGAACACCAGGTTCGCGGCGCGCACCTCGCGGGCCAGCACGATCAGCTCGGTCAGGCCCAGCGCGGCGCGATTCTTCGGGTCGGGCAGGCCCGGCTGCGAGGCCGCGTTCATGCGGTCCTTTTCCGGCACCGGATCGTCCAGGCCGTGGTCCTGCGTGGAGTCGGTCGCCTCGGTGCCCGAGAACTCCACCTGGTTCGGCTGGCCTTTGCGGCCGACCTTGGTCTCCGGCACGGTGAAGAACTCGCCAATCGGGTACTTCAGGTACTTGAACTCCTCGGCGGCCACGGGCACGCGGGGCAGCACCTGGTCGGCGATCATGCGGCCGTTCGCGTAGGCCACGGCAACGGCGCACAGCACCGGGGAGATAACGAAGGGGCCTTTCATGGACGCTCCTGGTAGTTGGAAGGTGTGGAGTGCTCGGGGGTGCGGCTATCAGCCCTGCATCACGCCGAGGCTGATGTGGTACTGGATCACGTCGTCCGCCACGCCGGAGGCGGCAGCGAAGCCAATGATTCGGGCGTTCGCGCCCGCGGCCGGCGCCGCGACCACGGCCTTGCCGGCCGCGTCGGACGTGAGCGGGTCACCGCGGGTCACGTTGCCGCCCAGGCGCACCTCGCCGATGCCGGCGGACGGCACGTCCACAATCTCGCCAATAGCCTTGTCCAGGCCATCGGCGGTGCCGACCAGCTTGTCGGTGGCGGCGGCAGCCGGCACACAGGTGTTGTCGGCGTTGCCGGGCTTCACGATCAGGAAGGCGGCGACGGCGGCTTGGGCCAGCAGGCCGGCATGGTTGCGGATTTGGCTCACGAGAGGGCTCCTGGAAGTTGCGGGGTCGGTTGCTGGGCGCCGATCAGGCGGTCTTCTTGTGCTGCTTCAGCACGTGCTCCACGGC